CCAGTGTGTCCCGTACACCACCAAGACCGGTCTTCAGATCGGCATTGCATACACCCCCCCACCTCAACAGCTCACGCAAGATGCGGAACTCATCCAGTCCGTTCTGCTTGGGCAGCCCACTCCCGTCATGCAGCGCAAAGGGCTGATGGTCTACGCCGTGATCGTGTTCGCTGCGTTCTTGATTCTCGCGGTGGTGATCAAATGAAAGTCAAGAATTCCACCATGCAGGCCTTCCCCTTCATTGAGCCTCACGAGGACGAGAACATCAAGGCCTACCACCCCGGCATGACCATGCGCGATGAGTTTGCCAAGGCAGCTATGCAGTCTTATTTGAATGGTGATGACCGGGACAGCTTTACCTATGACGAGTGGGCAAAAGCGTCCTATCAAATGGCCGATGCCATGATGAAAGCGAGGAAGTGATGCTGACCCCTATCAAGTGTCAATGGTTTACCAGCCGGTCCAAGGTTGGCATCGTTATGGCCGAGGACGAACTCGGTGAAATTTTTTATCTGATTGGAACTGGTGATGGACTCAATGAAATTATCGACGTCAACCTCATTACGGCGTTTGGCGCAAGGTTCCCCAACGCCCTTGGTGATGCACTCTTTGGAAGAGGAGCACCAGCAGTGGCTAAACGACCCCCAAGCGCAAAGCGAGTACCAGCAGTGGCTAAGAAAGGAGCACCAGCGAAGAAAGCAACTTCCAGATCCCCTAGAAAGTCGTGAAAGTAATTTAATTTTTGGAGAATGACATGAGTTTTTTTGTTGAGAGCACAGGAAATAAAGAGTTCAAGATGGTCCCCCCGGGCAGCCATCTTGCCCGGTGCTACCGCATCGTTGACGTAGGTACACAGGCCACCGAGTGGCAGGGCCAGCAGAAGTTTCTGCGCAAGGTCATGGTGGGCTGGGAGATCCATGGCGAAGAGGACGATGGCACTCCGCTGCTCACCGATGAAGGTGAACCTCTGGCGATGTTCAAGAACTACACCTTGAGCTGGTCCGAGAACGCCAACCTGCGCAAAGACCTGCAAGGCTGGCGCGGCACTCCGTGGACGGACGCAGAGGCCAACCGCTTCGACCTAAAGAACATTTTGGGGCAGTGGTGCATGCTGAACGTCATCCATGCCGAAGGCAAGAACAACAAGATCTATGCGAACGTGGCAGGCATAACGCCAGTCCCGGGCATCATCAAGAAGTCTGGTCTTCCGCAGGGCGTCAACGAGCTTCAGATGTTTCGCTTGGCAGAGCCTGACTGGGATATGTTTGAGACCTTCAGCAAGGGCCTCAAGGCCAAGATTGAGGCGTCTCCTGAGTTCAAGGCTCTGAAGAACCGTGCGGCCCCCCAAGCCGCTGGCAAGCCAGCTCCAAGCGGGTTTGATGACATGGATGACATCCCGTTCTGACCATGAAACAAGATCTTTTCAGCGCATCTGAGAAGGGGCACGCCGCAGCGAAAGCAGCGGCTGCTCGTGCAGACCGTGAGATTGATGAATGGACCGATAAGGCGGTGGCCTTGTTTGCTACGTTTGCAAAAATTACACCGTCTCCATTCCTCACGGAAGAGGCTCGGCAGTTTGCTGAGTCTCGCGGCCTCTCATCCCCGCCTGACGGCAGGGCTTGGGGTCACGTAGCCAAGAAATGCCAGCGTGCTGGCGTTGTCACCTCCGCTGGGTTTGGCGCTGCCAAGTCATCCAACGGGTCACCCAAAGTCCTCTGGAAGAAAAAATGATCGCACAAACATACCAATCATAGATATACAATGAGATCTTGTTCATCTTTGGAGATCGCCATGACGCAACAAGATTTCATAGACAGGTTTGAGTATCGGGACGGGAAACTGTTCTACAAAAAAACAGAGGGTTGCATGAAAAAAGGATCTGAAGCTGGCACACGAAATCCAAGTGGTCACATCAAGACTTTGATCAATCGCAAGCCTTATCTTGTTCACAGGATCGTTTTCATGATGCATCACGGATACCTTCCAGAGTACCTTGATCACATAGACGGCGATCCAGCGAACAACAAGATAGAAAACCTGAGGCCAGCAACGTACTCACAGAACAACTTGAATCGCGGGAAGCACAAAAGGAACACCTCCGGATTTAAAGGCGTGACGTGGGTGAAGACAGAGAGCAGATACTCGGCGCGAATTGCAATAAACGGCAAACGACTTTTCTTGGGGTACTTTGATGACCCCAAAAAGGCTCACAAGGCGTATTGCGAGGCAGCAAAAGAGTACGAACCAAATTTTGTAAGGACACAATAAATATGATTGCTGCAAAACCTTTAGCCCAAGAGGGCGGACACTGGTACGCCAAAGACGGCGCACCCATGTACACCGTCACCGCAAAAAACGGTGAGCAGCGCTCTACGACCCTCAGGGACGCCAAAAAGATGGGGCTGCTACCCTCGGTCACCACCATCATGAAATCCGCTGCAAGCCCCGGTTTAGAGGCTTGGAAGCTCAATCAGATGATGCTGGCCGCTCTGACCCTACCCCGGGCCGAAGGAGAGGGCGAAGAATCGTTCATCAAGCGAATCCAAGCGGACTCCAAGGAGCATGCACGCAAGGCAGCGGAGCGGGGCACTCAGATCCACACGGCCATTGAGCAGTTTTTTGACGGCCAGATCAACGCCAACGACCTGCCCTACCTTGAGCCGGTCTACAAAGCTGTCAACGACACGTTTGGCAACCTCATGTGGGCTGTTGAGAAGTCGTTTGCGACCGATACCTTCGCCGGAAAGATTGACCTGCACAGCATGGACGGTGAAGGCGTGGTGGTTGACTTCAAAACCAAGGAGTTCACATCGGACACATTGGAAAAAGTCGCTGGATTTGATGAACAGTGTATGCAGTTGAGCGCATACAGAACAGGTTTGAAAAAACCCAACGCCCGTTGCGCAAACATCTTTGTCTCGGTCACAGAGCCGGGGCTGGTTGTCGTCAAAGAGTGGACCCAAGAAGAGCTTGTCCGTGGCTGGGCAATGTTCGACGCACTCAAGACGTTTTACTATGCAAAGAGCGGCCTGTAATGTAAGATTGCGCAACTATGTGGGGTTGCCGCCCCACATAGCCACTTCCCACATCTTGCAATTAAGGTGCAACGACATGAACAAAGTTGATTCTACTCGCGTCAGATTTTTATTGTCCTTCAACGAAGAGTCCGGTGATTTCCACTGGAAAGTTCCGCGCCAAGGTACAAGAAAAGACAAAAAAGCTGGGTGCGTTGGCTCTGATGGTTACTGGTCAATTTGCATTGACGGCGCTCTCTACAAAGGCCACCGAATTGCTTGGTTGTACGTTTACGGCGAATGGCCCTCAGATCAGATTGACCACATCAACGGCAACAGGCTTGACAACAAAATCTCAAACCTTCGCATAGTCACCCAAAATCAGAATCAACAAAACAGAAAACCAAACAGAAACGGGACGGGCGTCAAAGGCGTTTCGAGGATAAGGAATGGTTTCTCTGCGCAAATTGGTCATAACGGCCAAAAAACCTATCTTGGCTTTTTCAAAACAAAAGAAGAAGCCGGAGCGGCGTATGTGAAGGCCGCACAAAAACTTCACACACACAACCCAGCAACTCAACTCTAAGGATCTCATCATGGCAACAGCAGCATTTCGCATTTACATCGTGACAGACGCATTTAACAACACACGTCTGGTCAAGTCACAGAACCCACAGCAGGCCCTGAGCCACGTTGCTGGCAGCACCTTCAGCGTGCGCAAGGCAACCCCTGAGGACGCCTTTGCAGCGGCCCAGCAGGGCAAGGAGATTGAGGTCTACAAAGACACCGTTCAGCAAGAGATGGAAGTTTAAGGAGCACCCCATGGGCTGGATCATTGGCTTAACCTGCCTCGCGGCTTGGTTCAATCACATCTTTACTTGCTTCAGTGAGGACCTGTGGGGGTTTCTCATTGCTGGAGCACTGCTCTTCCCGATTGGCATCATCCATGGCATGTGGCTGTGGTTTAAATAAGGACGCATCATGTTTATCTCAAACCACGAAAAAGAAGATATGCGGATTTCAATTCGCACGCTTCAAGCTGAAATGTCAGCCTTGATCAAAGAGTTCAACGCCTTCAGGGCATCCAAGCAAAAGTCTTCGCCCAAGGTTATCTTCAGAACAGAAGAAGCGCCTTGGGGCTACAAGTTGGACGGCACGCCAAAAAAGCAACCCGGACGCATTACCAAAAACAAACCAAAGACCAAGAATGAACAACCCGTATCTGTCTAAAGAAGAGGTTGTCAAAACATTCCTCAGCAAGATTGCTGTCTACCTCGACGAGATCCACGAATTCTCGCCCGAGGATTTGGAGAAGATCGCTACAGGCTTCATCATGGAGGCGATGCCCAAGATCGTTCAAGCAGAACGAGCCATGTGCGTTGACTTCGTGCGCAGCCTCAACCGGTTTGTCGGCGACAAGCTGGAAGAAAAGCGCGGAGAGCTATAAAAAAGCCCCCAGTGATGGGGGCCAAGTTCTCATGGCAACGAGATCATCGGTAGGACTCGACCGGGGGCATGTTCTCACCCGGTGCAAAGGTTCTTGGCCGCAATTGCGGTCGAGGCATTTGGGGGTACATGCCAAACGCTGGACGTGAATTAATCATCCTATCTTGCTCAGTCAACTCCGGCGCATCTGAAAGCGCACCAATCTTGTCGCGCAGGTACAGCGACAAAGGCGATGCAGTCGCAAGAGCAGCGCCAAGAGCCTTAGCCATCGGGTTTGGAACCATAGCCAGAGCGCCACCAGCGACGCCCATGCCAGCCATGAACTGACCGGGCACGTCGCCAGCCGCCTGACGCTTCATGAATTCCTGACCAGACTCAGCCATCCCCAAGCCGCCCAGAGCACCAGACACCCCGGGAGCATTCAAGACAGCGCCAGCGCCTTGCTTAAGCACGCCTGCGGCCTGAGACAGTGGGCTGGGCCTTGGAGGCGCAGGAGGTGTAGTCGAAACTGGTTGAGGCGTTGGGATCTGCGCCAGACCCGGCTGACGGCCACCGGGCAAGTCAGGATTTGGAGGTATGGCAGGCTGCTGGACAAAAGAAGCCCTTGGGCCACTGCCAACACTTCTGTCTGGCGTCATGAGTCCGCCGTAACGGGGGTTCTCTGAATAGCCACCACCCATCTGCTGGATCGTTTGCAAGGCATCACGGCGTTGCGAAGTCAGGTCATGAACCCCACCCGGCTTCTTGGTCATGTCCAAGGCTTGACCGGCCTCAATGTCGGTCAGGTCAAACGCCTTGCCGTAGTTGAATACGCCAGACCCACTCTTTTGTGGAAGTGCGCTTGCAGGGCCGCCAACTGGGCCAGCGGGGCCTCCAGCGACAGGCATGGGCATACCCCCCATCGGGGCAGGAGGAGGTGCTCCAGCAGCCATTGGAGGCATTCTTAGAGCGTTTGCTGGGCCAAGGCCAGCCGTATTGAAGCCAACGCCGCGCATCGTAGAGGCTGAAGGCTCTGGCATTCTGCGCACACCAGCATCAAGCATCCCTGCGGCCTTCTTGCCGCCATATGCGCCCAGCAGGTCAAGCAAATACCTGTCCGCTTCGGGAATGTTTGATTCTTGCTTGGCCCTTTGATATTCTTTCGTGGCCCTTTCAGTCAATGATTTTTTGTCATCTCCCTTGGCGTCAGGCTTCTTGGCGGCGGCCTCTTCTTTTTCTTTTTGGATGTAGGCCTGCTTGAAAATTGGGTCCAAGTCTTCAAGGCTGGTTTCTTCTTTTGACATGATTACCTCAATCCAGTTGGTGAAAAGTCTTTTTCCAGCTTCTCAAAGTACGGCGTGTATTGATTCAAAATCTTACGCCCTTCGGTATTCCAATACTGACGAGTCGGCTGCCTGCCTTTGGTGGAATTAAGCCAAGAATTGTAAGAGTTCACCAGAGCATCGTTCTGCCTGTTTACAAGAACGCCATGCAAGGACCAGTATTTGATCAACTCGGCACCGTCCTCAGGACGAGCCATTGGTGACTTCATCGCAATTGCATCAGTGTTTGAAATTTGTGGCCCAAGAGCACTTTTTGCAAGTGCGGCTCGGGTGAAGAATTCTTGGTCAAGCAACTGCGCAACCCGGCGTGCAACCTGTTGCTCCTGCGGAGTAAGTTTTTGCTTTTCAAGAAAGGTGGTTACAGGCAAAGATACCGAGGTGCTGCCAACCTGAAGGCCTTGTTGTGCAGCAGCAGCGATACCCGCAACTACGCCCTGTTGGTTCATCAATCCAACAACTTTGGGGTTGTTGTTGATGATGGTGACCAGTTCTTTTAATCGCTGGTTTGAAGCAACGATTGTCTCTGGACCGGCACTCTTCATCAAAACCGCCATGGTTTCTTGAGCAGGTCTATCAGCAGCCGACAATCGCTCCAGAATCGTTTTGTTTTGATCAGCCAGAGGCAGGCCTGAAAGATCACTTGTTGGCTCAGGTTGGGCCGCAGGTTGAGCGGCAGGCTGTGGTGCAGCTTGAGCCGCAGGGGGTCTACCTGCTACAGCAGGCATGGGAGGCTGGCCCGGTGCTGCCGCAGGCCCTGCGGCTGCTTGCGGAGCTGCCGCAGGCATAGGCAACGGCTTGGTAATCGAATCCACATAAATGCGCAATGCTGTTGGGTTGCGAATCCTCGCGGCTTCCGCTGCCAATTTTTCGATTTCTGCAGCCTGCCTCGGAGTTCCGCGAATAACCATATCAAGCAAAGGGATGGAGATCTCTTTGAGGTCACCACCAGCGGCTGGCAGGTTGATGTCAGTCCTGCGGCCTTTAAGGTATTTATCAAAATACTCGTCGCCTTTACCTTGCGCAAATGCCGTATTGAAGTCGCGCAGCTCAGTGGGGGTCATGTTCAGATTCAAAGGCTGTCCACGCACCACAATCTCAGTTGGCTCTTGCTTCACACTTCGGAAGTCAGCAAACAGTTTAGGACCACCCGGCGCATCCATGTCAATAACTTGACCGTCCACGGTTTTGAATCTGCTTCGCTCACTGTCTTTGATCTTCAGGAGAAAATCAGCTTTAGGAATGCCGTTTGGTGAAGCAGCAACCAAGGCGATGTCATCGGTTGTGATTGAACGCAATCCTTGAGGAGCATCACCAACAGGCTGACCAGAAGCAGCTCCGAATTGAGGTGGTTGACCATCAGGTGTAGCGGCTGGCTGGCCGGAAGGCTGTGGGCCTCTACGGATTAGTGCATCACGAAAAACCTTATCGCCTTGTGTTGTTTGATACGACTGCAAGTTCTGCTGCGCCATATCAAACCGCATTTTTGCGATGTCTTGGGCACGCTTTTCTTCAGCCAACTGAACGGGAGCAACCGCACTAGCCACGTTGCCAAGGGACTCACCAAAAGAGCCGCTTTTTGTCGGCGACAGGAAGCCTTGCGCCATCGCCAAAAGCGTTGGATCAAGCAACTGCTTACGGTTGACGAGCGAGTCCATCAGCAGCTTCTGCTGGTCCTTGTACTCTTGAACTACCTTCTCGGCTTCAGGAGTATCGGCATATAAACTAAGCGCTGATTTGGTTGCCATACTGTCCTCTTAAAGAATTGGGAATGGGTTGTCGTCACTGCCTGCGGCACCGCCAGCCTCGCTGTACCCCAAATTTTCTCCACCGGTCACAAAAAGAGAACCGCCTCGGAGGTCTCCAGTCGATCCACTCCAATTAATTCCTTTTAAGAAATTGGATAAAGAATCGCCTGCGCCGCCTTTTATGCCAGCATTAACCAAAGATCCCAAGCCAGCAATCTGCTGCAACGGAGAAGGTGCAAACGCCCCGGGGATCTGCTCTTCAGTTTTGTTAACGGTCATCGGGAACTGGTAGCCTTGCAGGAGCTTGGCGACATTCTGAGCGCGGGTAAGTGGGGCTTCAATCCTCGACTGCTCGTAGCCCAGCTCCTGAGTGCCAATATCACCCAGCGTCTTGAGGTTCTGTACCCCGGCCTGCGACTCAGCTTGCCCGAGACCATACAGCCCCTGACCGGCTTGAATGTCGTAGCCACGGTCACGCAAGGCCGCATCCATGGCATTCTTGTAGCCCTCTGAGCGAAACTTGGACTGCTGGCCCAACAGGTTTGATTCCACATCACTCAGGGCCTGACCGGTCGCGTTTGCATACCGCGAACTTCCAAGGTTGCCACCGCCGACAAACGCAGCCTTGAGCGCTGGCAAGAGGTTTCTCTGCGTGTTCAGGTTGCTCTGACGCCCCATCTCATCAACCACGTCCTGCTGGTACGGGTCGTAGAACTGGGAGATGTCAGCGCCAGTGATGCCTTGAGCGGCACCCTGCAAAGTCTGCAAGGACTGGTTCATGGCAGGCTGGTAGCGGTTCAGTGTGCCCTGAGCGCCGGAGTACAAGTCCTGAAGGTTCTGGGGCAGTCCGGCAATTTGAGACTGACCAAGTTGGCCCTGACCGGTCTGCGCCAGTTGGGTCAGATAGTCCGTCAGGTACTGGGGAGCCACCTGCTGGGTGGTGCCTTGCAGCTCCACTTTTCGTGGATCTGGTGCGTCAAATAAACTCATGAGGTGCTCCTTTTACTGGATTTTAAGTAATTCAGCGGGGATTTCAAAGCGGGAGGGGGAAGATCCTTCGGCCCCTTAGACCTTGCCCGGTCACGGATGCCGTGCATCATCTCGTAAAGTTTGTCGGTTCCAGCCTTAGTGGAGCCGTTGCCAAGGGCAGCTACCACGTCGGCCGGGAAGACAAATTCACCATCCGCCAACCATGCCGGGATGTCGTCCGACTGGCCGTCACCGTCACCAGCAACGTGTTTTCCTTCTTTGAAGTTCTCCCGACCCCTGTAGTGGCCCAGAGCGCCACCAGACTTTGCCAGCAAAGGCAGCGCCATGGCCCCGCCAGAGGCCTTCAGGGGCTCCACGAAGCCGCCTTCTTTGTAGTTTGCTGCCTTGCCCCCAAGGATGCTGTCAATGCTGTCCTCGGAGCCGTAGGAGTAATACTGGCTTTGATTGGCCGGGGCCTCAGGCTCACCACTGAGCATTTTGGACAGCGCACCGATGTCTTTTTCAAACTGCTGAGGCTGATTTTGCTGATTTGTGCGCTGCTGAATAACATTCAGGAAGCGAGGGTCCATTTGGTTCATCATCAAATCTCTTTCAAGTTCTGCTTGGGCGGCTTTTACCCGTGCAAGTGGATCTATTGCGCCCTCAGTCACACGGGATCTCAGTGACGCAGGGTCAACATTTATGCCAGATGGTAGTCCAAGGCCACCGCCCGCCTCTTGAGCGCCCGGGAAGTTGAGCTTCAATGATTTTGGCACCGCAGTCTTGTTCGAGGCTGTAACGACATCCGGCGCGGCGGCCGCAGGGACAACAGCCGCAGGGGTAACGGCCGCAGGGACAACAGGCGGCTCAATTACGGGAGGCTTCCAATCACTGGGGACGACGGTCTCATTCTGTTCAATCACATCCCCGGTTTGGGTGTTCACCTTCACCGTTGTTTGAGTATTGGTGTTTGTATCCGTGACGACAGTGGTTTGAGTGTTTGTGTTGGAGTTGGTTGTCGTCTGAGTTGTCGTGTTTGTGTTTGCGTCGACCGTAGTTGTTGTATTGGCCGCCGCATCAACCGTTGTCGTGACGTTGTTATTCGCGTCAACAGACGTTGTGACGCCTGTGCTGCTGTTTACGCTTGTCGTAGTGTTTGTTGTTGCGTTGGTGATGGTCGTGACGTTGGCATCAGACGCAACAGTCACGTCGTTACCAGCAGCAATTGCAGCATCCGCAGCGGCAGTCACAGCCGTGTTTGCGCTTGCGCCGGCCGCAATAGCAGAGGACACCGAGGTAGCAACGACCGCATCAACATTTGCGCCAGCAGTCACCGCAGAGGTTACGGCAGAGCTGACTACAGTCGAAGCATCTCCGCCCGCCGTGATAGCGGAATTGACTGTAGAGCCAACAACAGTTGATGCGTTTGATCCCGCATCAATTGCGCCTGTAACAGCATCACCAACAACTACGCCAGCATCAGCACCAGAACCAATTTCTGTTGCGACGTTGTTAATTTTCGTTGCAAGATTGACAGCGGTGTCATCCGAAACATTCAAGCCGAGGTCGCCCATCGCTGTTTGTGCATCAGAGACTGAGACGCCGGTTTCTGCCGCGCTGGCTGCACCGGAATCCCCTAATTCGCCTGCGCCGCTGACAACCACATCACCGCCCGGAGTGACGCCACCAACTTCGCCAAGATCGGCTCCAGTGACCGTGCTTGCACCCGGCTGTGTTGCTCCAACAGCACCAAGATCTACAGCGCTTGATCCGGCTGTTGTGGCTCCTGAAGTGGCTTGATTCAATGCGTCCGATTGCGCAACATCAACACCAGAAGTTGCTGTTGCAGCGCCCTTGCCAACGGCCGTGCCAACAACGGCTTGTGTGAGGTATTTATTAGGGTCCATCGCATTACCAAGAGCGAAGTCCACGGCTGCGCCTGCTCCGCCCTCTTGAGCCCCCTCAACAACGCCCTCTCCGAACACTTTGGAGCCAGCCTTGCCAGCCACGTTTCCAATCCTTCCGGCAACGACATCAGCAACTTTACCAAGCGTCAACTGGATGGCCGCTTCCGTTGCACCAGCAACAGCGCCAGCCGATCTAGCGTCTGACAAGGCGTCATTGTGGTTTTTCCCCTTTTTTACCGCATCCTCATAAGCGTCTAAAGCGGCGTTTCCGGCTGTTTCTGCCGTATCCATTAATCCGGTAGCAATCAAGGTTGCCCGAAGACCCCCTCCGCCCAAAAACAAACCGGGCAACTCTTGCCTTAAATTGACTTCAACCTGACGGCCAAGGCCGCTGGTGCCGTCCATCATGCGCCCAGCCATAACGGCCAACTTTTCCAAACCACTGGCTTTGTCGATCAGGTCTAAGGTGTCATTCCAGTTTTTGGCGTCTTGCGGGCCAGTGCCTATGCTTTGACCAAGTTTTGTCAAGTCGTCAGCGCTCTTAACAATAGCATCGGAAAGAGGCTTGTTGTTTAACAGCAGAGCCGCGCCACCCAAAACGTCTTTTTGCAGGCCACCAACGGCTTCAAATGCCGTGCTGATGTTGTTGGTGATTGGGCTGTTTGGATTGTTTGCAAGGTACTCGTTGGCGGCAACGCCCTGCAATCTGAATTGCTCGTTCAGGTCTTTGTAAATTTGACCAAGGAAGCTGGTGTTTTCCATCGACTTCAAACCTGCATTCAGGCTGGAAAGTCGGGCAGTCTCTGCTGCGCTTTGGTCTGGAGCGCTGCCGTAAATTCTTGCTGTTGTGTCAGTCTGCGCACCAACTGTTTTTGATGCGTCTGTGGTGGTTGCCAGATTGGCGGCGTTCAGCGCCTCAATCGCCAGATCACCACTTGTGATGTTCAGGTCAGGACGCTCTGCTGCGGTGGCTGTGCTTTTGGACTCAACCTTTCCCGTTGCTGGATTAAACCAAGGGAAGGTTTGGCCGGGGCCGAGTAAATCTCTTGCTTGGGCAAAAGCCTCATTGAAGTTTGGCGTGTTTTGAATCACATTCAACTTGTCAGCGCGAATAGCGTCATTTATCGCATTGGTTTCAATTGCGCCTTGCAGGTCACCAAAATTTGAATCGACAGTGTTGACCCTTGGGTCATACGTTGTCGTGGTGGAAAGGTTTGGCCCGCCAGCGTCGATTGGATTGACCTGTACGCCTGTGACCGCATCAGAAGCTGCAAAAGCGTCCTCGTCGGAAGCGCCGGCGTTCTTGGCCTCTACAAACGCAGCAGCCCCAGCCTCAGTCATGTCGTCCGCGCCGCCATCAAAAGGAGAAATTGGCCCGACAAACGCAGGCGCAGTTTCTGCAAATGAATCGACTACGCGGTTTGTAATGCCGCCCGTAGGTTGTACTGCGGCCCGCTGCGCAGTCGTACCCGCCCTAACCGCTGCATTGACAAGATCTGCTGGAGACAGGTTGCCATCACGCAAGGTGGAGGCAACTATGCTGTTGACAAAAGATTTTTGTCCGGAAGTCAGATCTCCGTATCCCGGAATGAGGTTGGTGATCTCAGGCATCGCCAAGTCAACGCCACCAGAGACCAACGCAGTTAAAGCCCCCTCTGTGCCGCCGCCAGACACCACAGAGCCAGCCACACGGCCAGCCACATTTGCAGCGTTCTGACCTATGGAATTTACAACGGCATCAGAGCCCGAGACTAAACTACCAACCTCGGAGGCAACCAATGAAGTAAGTGCAGCTTTTGCTACGGCATCAGGCTCCTTGCCAGCCAGTATGTTTAATGCCGCATTTCCAATCGGGCCACCAATATACGTTGCCGCCCCTTGAATAACAGCACCGATAAATGGGTCATCCATGATCTGAGCAAGGTCGTTGCTTGACCCGCCAAACTGGCTGTAAAAAATGGGCGTACCGTCAGGCTGAAATTGGACTTTGTAGGCCGTTGAACCCTCGCCAGCAAATGTGCCGCTCCATGTATTGCCAGATGCTTTGTCGTAATAGGGGTTGATGGCCTGACCAGTAGCCTTGTTTCCATAGACCTGTGTTTTTCCTACTGGGGCTAGATAACTTGCACCGCCTTCTGTCTCGTAGCTCGTTTTTACCAAGCTCGGGTCTACAGCGTTTCCGTCTGGCCCTGTGTACCCAACAATGACATTACCCATGTATTCGCCATACTCAGGATCATTCACGAGCTTTTGCTCGTAGACCGGCGTAACCGCCACATCCGTAAACTTATCAATCATGCCAAACTGATTGATGTCAGTGATCCCAGCAGCAGCAAGCAACAGAGCCATGTCGGCTGCGCTCTTTTCAGCGGAACCATAGCCTTCGCCGCCCCAACTGCCCGTTGTGCCTTGGCTCAAAATCTGGTTGGTAAGTTTGCCAACAACTCCGCTAGAGCCTGAGTAAGTTGGCTGATCAATTGGCATTTCGTATCTAAACCGAGAGCCGGGTGCTTCTTCCCATTGTGAATCGTCTACCGCTGTAACCAAGGCTTGGTCTACCGCATTTCCACTCTCATCCTGATAGCCGGTTACATATTGTTGCGGATATGTAATCCCGTCTTCAGGGTCAACCACCATTCTTGTGCCATACACAGGCGTAACAGCCTTAGTCTTAGGTACGCCGTAGCCGACGTTTACATCCCGATATCCAAGCGTGATGGCCTCAAGTTCACCCGGTTCAATCGAATACCCATATCTGCCGCGCAGTTCGTTTAACTCATTAGCTGTTGGGGCGCGGCCAAAAATGTTCTGGAAATTCTCGGCAACCTCGTCTCTAACTGGTGGTCCCGCTGGTAGGTTTACTCCTATTCCAGTAGCGCCCAAACCCGACATATTGGCTATTTGAGCGGGATCAAAAGTGACCTCTGCGCCCTTATCTGTTTGAAAAGGAGAAGGTGGCCCAACAACCGCAGACATAGTTTCTGCAAATGGATCGACAAATTTCAGGTCGGCAGAGTCTACGTTGGCAAGTCCAGCAAGTCCAGTATTTGAAAAGTCAAAACTGTTTGCAAGAGCCACGTTATCTACCGCACCCAAGTTATTCAGTGGGTTTGACCATGAAATGGACATATATTTTCCTTGTTGGCTTACGTGCCACCGTTCATTACACCAACAACAGCAGAAGCCCACTCTTGCCAATCATCATAAGCATACGGGCTTGGAAAACCTTGATTGGCAAAAAATTCAATTGCTGTCATTCCAGCCCCCCAGCTCTTCCAGTCCGTATACGGGTCAGGTATTGGCAGTTGCTGAGCAGCATATTTCTCGCACATGAGCGATGCCCAGTAGTCAAAGTCCATGTACCTCGGGTCACAAACCAGAGACTGATCAAGTGCCATAACCGCGAACATCCCCAAGATCTGCGTTGACAATCACTTTACCCATCTGGAAATTCCCCCCGGCCACGTTGGAGACAAACTTCAACCTCAACTCACGTCTTTGCTCTCTGAGGTCAATTTTCGTTGTTCCCGGCTCAAAAGGATAGGGGCCAGTCGTTTTATCTTCGGCTTGGGCATAGGGCCGTCCGGTGACAAACAGCTCCATTGTCCCGCTTTGGATGAAGTCTGGCTCTAATCGCTCGATGTGCAGCCAGCGGTTCTCACCCACAGGGGAGGGCTGCGCAGGGCCACCAGCCACCCAACCAAGGTCACTGGTCTCAATGTACGCCTCAATTGCATTGGCCTGTGTGAACTTCACCTCGTCCGTGCCAATCTCGTGCTGCCACAAACTTACAAAGTTCATGGTTGAGCTTACGGTAAATGCAAAATTTGACCCAGACCCAAATACGGCCGTCAGCACGTTGCCAACAATATAGTTGATCCCACGGTCTTTTATTTCAACGGAGGTTACTACCCCTCCAGCAACCGTAATTGTGGCCGTAGCGCCCGATCCTGAGCCGCCTGTGATGGTTGTGTAGGGGTACACCCCGTTTGTGTATCCAGAACCAGCGTTGGTGATAACTCCAGTCAGGACGCCACCAGTTTCATTGATGTCCCACCCGGCGTTGACAGGGAAGCGAAAGACTTGAGAGAAGTATCCAGCGGTCCGGTACGCACCCAGAGCCTGACCGGCGTCGTACCAAGAGTTCTCCCGCACGTTGTAAATGATGCAGTCGTTGCACTCTTCTGAGTCTCCGCGAGGGTAGAACCACCAGACCTCACCAAACCGGGGGACTTTGGTCGCCCAAACCTTCTGGCGTTGGTTGTAGTTCAGGTTGTCAAAGAACCAGTTCTGGTTCATGGCGTTTGGGATCTCTTTGACCACGCCGTTGTACAACAAGAACCGATCTGTTCCGATCCAGTAGTAGATCCCGTCGTACTCAATGACGCACTGGGAAGACAGGATGGAAGTCTGCGACGAGATGATGTCATACCGCCAATACTGCGTGACTGCCGTAGTCCCGACCGAAATGGTGGTTGGGTTGTAGCTCACCCTGACAAGAGAGTCCAAGCTCCAAAAAAGACCAGATGGAGAGTTTGAGCCACCCCGAACTGGAAGGCCCTTGACAATCTTTCCGGTTGCTACGTTGGTCTCGTTGGCATCAGCAGAGTTCCAGTTTGCAGGATCTCCAGCAGAACAATTCTTGATCAGGCCAGCGTTGCCATACACAAAAACGTATGGGTGTAGAGAGACCACGCCGCCACTGACCTCAATCACGTCACCCGTTGGGTTTAAGCCATCGGTGTCTTTGAGCGGAGAAACGGAGCTGCCGTTTATACCGCCGTAAAGAACGGGCGTGTTTATTGTGCTGTCAATTTCCGAAAGATTTTGACCGGGGTGCGCAAGCAAGAAGTTGTCGCCTCCGACTATGTTGTAGAGAGAGTCGAACTGCCACAGGTTGTTCTCGCTTGGGGTAAAGCATGAGTCAATTGATGTGACCTTGATTGAGAACCCAGAGCTTGCAAAGATGGTCGCAACTTCAACGGAAAAGCCAGAGCTTATGTTGACCGTCAAAACCTTGAAGCTAAAGCCGCCGCTGCCTCTGACTCCAACAACAGGGATCGCAAATCCAGATGCGTTTCCAAGGCTTGCCACAGTGAAAGAAAAGCCGGAGCTTGTGTACACCGTGCCGACAGGGATTGAGAAGCCGGAGCTTGTTACAACAGTTGAAATTGGAACAGAGAAACCGCTGCTGGAATAAACGACAGAAACAGGAACAACAAAACCTGATCCAGACCCGCCAATGTCGGTGGAGTTGGCTGACATGATGTTGCCAACAATGTATCCACGACCACGGTCTGTGATGGTTACGGATGTCACGGCCCCGGCAGTTCCAACAACAATGGTAGCGATTGCGCCAGACCCAGAGCCGCCAGTCAAGTTTACGTTTGTAAACGTAGCCGCCCCAACGGTGTCAACATATATCTTGAAGCCAGAACCTGTGCCTCCGATATCAACCGAGCTGGCTGACAACTCATCGTCAACCGTGTAACCAGAGCCTGTTTTTGTCAATGTGACAGAAGTGACGCCACCCCCAGAAACAACAATCGTGGCCTGAGCGCCGTTGCCAGTTCCACCAGTTAACGGCACGTTTGTGTACGTCCCGTTGGTGTACAAAGTTCCATCAACCCTGTTTTTTAGAGTCAAAATTCCTTTTGCTGTATAGGCCCCGCCACCAGTTATGGTGCCCAGAGTTTGAATGCCATTTCCAATTGTTGATGCGCTTGCAGAAAGGGTGTCGCTTACGGTATACCCAGAGCCTTTGGTGGTGATGGTTGTCGTTGATACAGCGTTTGCAGACACGACAATTGTTGCTTTCGCACCCGAACCCGTTCCGCCTGTAAGTGGCACATTGGTAAAAGTGCCATTCGTGTAATTTGATCCCCCGGTGACCGCACCCAGAGTGCCAACGCCGTTTGTCACGCCACCAAGATTGGCGGCAGCCGCACTCAAAGAGTCAGCAACGGTGTAATTAACCCCGCGAGACGTCAACGTGACGCTGGTGACATCGCCACCAACCCCAACAACAATGGTGGCCTTAGCACCGGTTCCAGTTCCACCCGTTAAGGAGACGTTTGTGTAAGTCCCCGGGCCGTAATTTGCACCGCCAACCAAGGAACCAGTTGTGAGGGTATTGATGCCGTTTCCGAGAGTGGCCGCAGCAGCACTGATGGAGTCGGCCACCGTGTAGCCAGAACCAGCCGAAGTGATGGTTACTGCCGAGACGGCGTTGCTAGAAACGGTAATCGTAGCTACAGCGCCAGAGCCGGTTCCGCCAGTCAGCGCCACATTCGTGTAAGTCCCGTTGGTGTAGTTACTGCCGCCAGTGATGGCTGATGTTGTGGCAATTCCGTTTGAAGATCCAGTCAGTGCGGCACTCAAACTGTCGCCAACTGCATACCCGACACCCGGCTCAACAACCGATGCGGCAGTCACGCTACCACCAGTAACAATGATGTTTCCTGTTGCGCCAGTTCCAGAGCCACCTGTCAGTGGTGTGTCCCTAAAAATACCGAGGGCTGATATTGGGCCACTGCTGACTGTCTGGCTGTTGTTGATGTTGTATGTGCCAACGCCGCCAGACCCGGTTCCAAGAGCCGTAATGACGGTGTCGTCAGTTACGCCTGTCCCGAATATCGTTTGACCCACAGCCAGCGCCCCAGAGGTCACGGCAGTGACGTCCAGCACGGTCCCGGATATAAAGCCCGTGACCGATGCGGTAGACGAGTTGGTGTAGAAGTTTCCGGGAGAGATTCCCCCGATGGCGCTGATGACACCGCTGATGCCGCCAATATCTTCTGCTGGCGCTGAGAGCGTGTCGTTGACCGCATAACCAGATCCGTCGGCCGTCATGGTCACCGACCCTACAACGCCCGTGCTGGTTGTAGAGACTTCGCACTGAAAGCCGGAACTTGCGGCCACCGTGGACACAGCCACATTAAAACCTGCACCAGTCCCGCCAAGATTCGTGTTGACCGTTGTCAGGCTGTCTGCGGCCGTGTAACCCACGCCAGCATAGGTCAGAGTCACAGAGATAACCAAGCCGCCCGAAACGGTGATTGTGGCCCTTGCGCCAGCTCCAGTGCCTCCCGTGAGGGTGACGTTGGAGTAGATGCCGTTGACGTAGCCAGAGCCGCCTGTGATGGCTCCAAACGCCGTTACGCCGCGACCAATGCTGCCAGCGGAGCACGACAGCACGTCGTTGACTGCGTAGTTGTTGCCACCGTATGTAACGGATACAGACACCACGTTGCCGCCAGAGACAGTGACCGTGGCTTTTGCCCCAGTTCCCGCTCCGCCCGTCAGGGATACATTGGGGAACGAGCCGTTGGTGTAGTTGCTGCCGCTGACAATGTTTTTCAAAGTGGCAATACCAGCATTGAGCACTTCAACATCACCAACAGCCCCAGTGCCAGACCCTCCGGTGAAACTTACACCCGTGTAAGTTCCCGGCGTGTAAAGCGTGCCGCCTGAAATCTGGCCGACAGTGTTGATGATGCCGGTTATGCCGCCAATGTTAGCCGGCGCTGCAGAAAGATCATCCGTATCTTTGTACCCAACGCCTCGGTCTTGGGACACAACACCAGTAACGGCACCACCAGAAACGGTGACGTTGGCAGTTGCTCCAGAACCACTTCCACCCGTCATTGGGACACTCAGATAAGTCCCGTCCGTGTACAGCGTGCCAGCAGTGATTGCGCCGTAGGTATTCACACCATTACCAATTGATGCAGCGCCAGCAGACAGGGTGTCGCCAACCAAATAACCGTTTCCGTCTGCTGCAATCGTTACTGACGAAACAGAGTTAGAGGCCACAACAATGGTCGCAGTAGCCCCCGTGCCAGAGCCTCCGGTAAGAGGCACGTTGCTGTAAGTGCCGTTGGTGTAACCAGATCCCCCAACCAAATTACCAAGCGCGTTAAGTGATGAGGCGTAAGAAAAATCAACAATACCAGCACCAACACCGTTGTTGTTGATAGTCAGCGACTGAAGTCCGTTGCTGTACCCATTGAAAATCCTGTTGAAACCGTTGGCGGCATCAACAAAAACACCCCGGGATGGGCCTGCAAAGTTTTGAGTGATCTGACTGTAGCCGCCAATCTTGCGAGGGCGTCCACGCTGAAACCTGACCCACTGACCGTCAACATAAACCTCTTTGTCAAACAAGGTTCCGTCTCGTTGAATGCCAGCTTTTGTATCAAGAGAGAAGACCTTTTTTGTCATCAGAATGTCCCACCAGTGATGCCTGTTGTGAAGTTGCCAGATCCAATGACGTCAATTCCATTTACATCAACATCCGCAACCAAACTGCCCAGCACAGAGATACCAAAGCGCCCAGCTCCCGGACGGTAAACACCGGTGTTTGTCTCGGAGCCAAAGTTCAGAGATGGGGAGGCAGCGGAGCCATTGACCAAGCTGATCGCCGTACCGCCTGCTTGGGTGGTGTTGGCATTCAAAAGGTTGGTTGCGTCGCAAATCAGCGTGGCCTGCCCAGAGGCCGGGACTAGGGCCACACTGGAACCCACAGCACCCGTGGAAATGGTCAGAGTAAATGCTCCGGCATTGCACTGGTTAGAGACCACGTATAGGTTGATCACCGGAGGAACAATCACCGTGACGTTGCCTGTCAGTGTCCCGGTGTAGATCTGGATCGTGTTGGCCGCTTCACTGGCCGTCAACGTGTAGGTGCCAGTGACAACGGGTTTGGTCAGGACGCCAAACTCAAACTGGGTGCTCACGCCGTAGCCAACTGTCACGTATTGCGTACCAGTCGAAACGATGAAGGCAGACTCGCCCGGGGCAAACGCCTTAGACACAGCTCCATCAATGTTTTGAGCGCTGGTTGTTCCAATCGTGACCGTGCCGGTTCCGTTGTTTTTGAACAGGACGAACCAGTTGTCGCCAGTGACGCTTGCAAGAGGCAGGGTGGCCGTTGTCGCCCCGCCAGACCAAACCATCGTCTTTGACCGATCCGTGGTCAGAAAGGTGTATGCAGCAGTCAAGGAGCCAGACGGGTGACTCTGGTTGAGAGTCGATCCAGAGGCCACCAAACCGGCTCCAGCAAGGCTTGCAGCGTCAGCAGCAGACGTCCCAGTACCAAATGCAATGTTGCCCCACGTACCCTGTTCTGTGGCGTTTGTCTTGATGTAAACGTACTTGGCCTCACCAGCGGCAATCGTGATGATGGTGCTGGTGCCTTCAAAGGTTTTTACCGTGAAGCTGTTGGCCCCCACGTTGCGGATCAAGGCATCATTACCTACCGACGTCTGGTTTGCTGGGGGCATGAACAGCGACAGGCCAGCAGAGGACGCTGTGACGTCCATGATCCGAGCGGCGTAGTCATCGGTGGCGTTGCCGTTGATCGGCCACTGAAGCTGGGTGTCGGCCGCAAGGGTGACCGAACGGTACGAAACGTCCGTCGGCTGGATGACGTTGCCGCTGAAAACCGAATTGTAACTAGGCATTTTGAACCCCTTCTTCTGCAAGTCGCTTGGCTTTATTGAGCGCCTTGGTTGCTATGTTTGAAGCCCTGATTTTGGCTTTGGTTTCTTCAGAGTGCTTTTTGCCCGTAAAGCTGGCGTGCTTTGTTTTTTCCGACTCAGGCATTTTTCTTCCAAGCAGAGACTGGCGAATTTTTTCTTTTGTCCCTTCGCTTAACGGCTTACGTTTGACGGCCTTTTGAGCGGCTGACATCTTTGCTTTTGTCTCTTCAGTTGGCCTTTTGCCAAGATTTTTACCCAAATTAGAAGCTCGAATTTTTTCAATTTGCTCGTCAGTCCACTTGCGGCCCTTTGCCGTACCAAATTTTTGTGAGCGCTCTTCTTTGGTCAAAGATGAAATATGCGCCAAAGAGGCTGTCTTGCGGATTTGCTTGTCCTCTTCCGTCATCGGGCGACCCACAACACCTTCTCCGCCGTCCGTCAAGTTGTAGCCATTCGGCGACTTGGTGTTGTGCTGTTGGATCAACATGCGCTCAATATCGCATGCAGCCTCAAAATCAAAAGCATCGCAAATGTGAGAAAAGACAAACCCATCTTTGCCGTATTTTTGAATAGCCGCATGAAACGCTGGAGCACTCCCGTTGGCCGAAAGATGCTGATGCCAGCGACGCTTCAAGTTTTTTGTGATCCCAACGTACTGCTTGGCATTCGCTTTGTTGGTGATGATGTAAACAGCCCAAATGGTCATGATTGATCCTTAGCTGTCTATCGCCACGGCCTGTCGGTCGGCCACACGAAGTTTGTCTTCTGCCACCAAAATGTCCATGGACTGCTGGTACATGGCCTGCCACAGTGGCACCCGGTCATCATTTTTAAGGAACGGCATGGCTTGAAGCAGCGTGCCATACAGCAGCGCCTGCGGGGCATAGATGGTGAACCAATTGACCTGATTGGACGAGTCCAACGGCTGCAGGCGCTCGTAGTAGAGCACCTCAAAGACGTAGTCGTCGTTGGGAGTTGGGGCGACCATCCAGTGGGTGTAGTCATAGTCAGTGTAGAACTTGGGCACGTCCGTCAGCGCTGGATTGGGCCAATACTCGCGCAAATACTCGTAGCGGCGAAGAAGGACCGGCTGGCGCTTTCCGGCCACTGTGATGTTCATGGACACCGTTTTGTGCCAGCGGGCTGGCTTGTCGATCACGTTGGAGTTGAGCGTCATGGTGCTGCTTTGCACCGTCAAGTTGCCCAAGAACTTGATTTGGGAAGCGATGATCTGCTCCGCCAACATGATGAACAGCGGGATCTTATCGAGCGTAGCCGTGTCGGTGCGCTCCAGATAGGACTGGACGTTTTCGACCAAAGAATCGTAGGTCATCACACTGGCTGACGTCATTGCGGGCATCCTTTGTTTGTTGGGTGAATTGTAAGTTCACACCGGTTTTTTGTCACTTTGAGGCTACGCCTTTGGCCTTCTCAAACGACCTCATGCCCGCAATCCCCAATATACCCGACAGAATCACCCATAACTGGTCGGCTTCAAGCACGGGAGGCGGCTCCAGCCCAGCAGGCACCCAACCCCCCGCCTGCGCCCACTTCCAGCCCCATTGAAACAACGGGTAGGCCAAGAACTGATACCCCATGGCTGCAACGCCGATCCAGCCAATTGCCGGACGCCAGCCAGAAACAAAGATGCTGGAGCTTGCCGCCTCAACCTTGTTGACCTCAATCTGGGCAAGGTCGGTGGCTTGGTTGATGCGCTTTTCCTCAAGGTCCAGCTTGCGCTGCTCAACCTCCATCTCCATCCGCTCTTTGTCTGTCGTTATGAGGTCTCCCGCAACCTTGCCGACCGCTTCAATGATTGATCCAACGCCGAGTAAGCTCATTTCAAACCCCTTAGTGTCCTTGCGACCCAGCCCTTGAGGAACTTGACCTGTACCGGATTCTTGTTGCAAATCTCCACGTACCGGGCAATTTTTGCCAAAGCGTACTGTTCCTTGAACCTCTGGCCGTCAGGTATCTGGTTGAGCTTCTCCACGGTCTTGGCACCGATGCCGCCATCAGGGGTAGCACCAACGACGAGCTGCGCCAGCTTTACGGCCATGCCCATGCCAGCATTCACACCAAAGTTGAAGATGGTGTTGGCTACATCTTGGTTGGCAATCTCGTTGCCGCGCATCTTGTCCCAGAACTCAACACGGTAGAACTCCCGCACCATGGGAGTCAAGGAGCCGCCAAGCTCATTTTTGTCAACCAACGCCCATCCGGGCCACTGCGGGTTCTTGTTCCGGGCGATGCCTGCATAGGTCATGCCTCCGGTGTCTCCGGGAACATCGTGAAGGACGTAGCCGCCCTCGTCTTGCATCATGAGTTCAAAAGCAGGTTCAAACTGTGCCATTGCTTTACCCCTTCAGGTCAAAACTTAGGTTGGGGTGGCGCGGGTACTGCACAACACGTTCACCCTCAGGGCATTTGTATTTAATGGTTGCCAGTAAAGTTGCCTTGCCGCTGGCAATCTTTTCTTTCCTTGTCATCGTAAGTTCGTATGTGAAGGTGTCAATCTCTGGTCCTGCTGGGCCGCTGAACTTGCTTGCAGTAGTAGTGGCTTCATGTACCATGCCTGATGCGTCTCTGATGCTGGGCGTGAAGCTCTCAACAGAGCAGTCGTCCCGTTTCTTTATTCGTGCAACCGTGACGTTGATGGGCTTGCCCGCATCGGCCACAATTTTGAAGTGTTCTGGAGCCCATTCAATTATTGCCCTGTCAAGCCACCCAAACTTGTCAGCAAGGGTGTAGCTACCACCAAGCGCGGCGACGCTGGCAGCAACGGCTCCGATGGCTTTGGTGACGTCAACCATTACAGTCCAAAAATCTTTTTGACAAACTCGGCTGCGACGCCGGGGCCAAGCAGCACAGCCGCAATGAGTGCGTAAAGCAGGTACTCAATCTTGGTCATGCGCTTGGAGCCTTCGTCAAAGCGGGCTTGGATGGCCTCATACCTGTGGGCGCAGACTTGTTCATGGGTAGTCAATCTAGCCTCCGTTGCGTCAATCTGCTCCGACATCGTTTACTCCACTGGCGGGGCTTCTGCTGCTTTTGCTTGCTCTTGAATCTTGACGATCAAAGGCCACACGCCTGACTTGGCTGGCATCTCGCCCAAGACCTGCAAGATGAATTGCACTTCGTTTGGCTCAAGGTTCAAGTTCATGCTGCGCTCCAAGGTGTACCAGTGGCTGTCACAGGGTTCTTCTGCAACTCAATGTTTTGAGCCAGAGCAGCTTCGGTGGCTGTCTTGTCCACGCCGTTTGCCCAGCACCAGTCCAGCACTTCTTGCATGGTTACATCAGCGTAGGGAATAGCTGGCTCGGCAGCGGCAAAGCTGCAAGTGGAGTAGATGGAGGCTGTGTAGTCTCCGTCAACAGCAGAGGCTGTCCAGTGGGCGGTTGTGATGAAACCGTTTGCGACTTCGTAGTCGGTTTGGGTGATTGTCCAAGTGGTGGTCATGATGAGTCCTTTCGGGGGTTAAATGCCTGCTGCTGCAAGGCGTTGACGGAGTGATTGGATTTCCTTGACCAGCATGGGCACAAGTTTGGAGTAGTCCACGGCCATCATGTCGTCAGGGTCAGCGGGTTGATGCACAGCCTCTGGAGCCACAGTTACAAGTTCTTGGGCAACAAAGCCGTAACGCTGGTGTGAACCATCAGACTTCCAGTCGTACTGACGCACTTGGATAGCATCAATCAAGGCAGAAGCTGGTGCGGCATCTTGGATGTTTTCTTTTAAGCGTTGGTCAGAAGTTGTGTTGTAAAGAACTGCTGTTGTGCCTGATTGGGTAATGGAGCCAATAACTCCGGCGTTGTAACCAAACTGCTGAAAAGGAATTCCTCCGGCTGTTCCGTTGGCGTGGCTGAAATAAGCAACACTGTTGCTGACATCCAAGTTAAAAGCAGAAGCATCAACAACGCCTCTAGTCGTAGTCCCAATTAGCAAATTCCCACTCGCATCCAGCGTCATCGCCTGCGTGAAGCTAATAGCGTTACCTGCTGTGCCGGAGGGGGCGGTATGCCATGAATGGATGCCACTGTTCATCAAGTAGCGACCAGCAGCTTCTGCTTTGCTGTACTTAAAGCCGCTGTTGTAATAGGCGCTTTGAATAATGTTTACTTCGTCTTTTCCAGAAATAAGCCCGTACTCAGATTCAAATGTTGGAAGGTTTGAAGCACTCGGAGTGACGCCCAAGCCGAGGTTGCCGGAGCGAGTCATTACCAAATTATTGCCATTGGTCGCATCGTAGATTTCAAAGTTGCCGTTTTCTGAAGCAGCGCCGTTGCCAATCAACCAGCGATTAGTGCCTGATTCTTGGAAATCAATGCGGGATGCTTTGTTAACCACGCCATTGATGATCAACTGACGGTTGGTTCCTGCTGTGGCGTTACCCACCCGAGCATCACCGTTTACATCCAGCTTTTCTCCCGGCGAACTCGTCCCAATACCCACATTGCCTGTAGTGTCAATGAAAAAATCAACTGTACCAGCCCTATTTATATTGAAAGCCGTAGACGCAGGGCGCTGTATTACAGTGCCATACGCGCCAGCAGTTCCAAAAGTAGAAGCTGTTGAATCATCCAGTCCAACATAAAGAATGCCGCCAGTATTGTCTGCTCTGAAATACGAGGCGTTTGTACCAGTTGTTGCTGTAAGCTTGATTACACCTGTTGGCGCTTGTACATCCAATCTAAAAGCAGGCGAAGTCGTCCCAATACCGAGGTTGCCGGAGGCATCCAGCGTCATCGCCTGCGTGAAGGTGATAGCGTCGCCTGCTGTGCCGGAGGGGGCGTTGAACCAACGATGTTGACCAGATACTTGTGAATAATATGATGCGGCAAGAGTTGTTGTATAAATAAAATTAGTGCCGTTGTAATATGAATTTTGTAAATAATAAGAAGAACCTGCGGCATTACTTCCAAGGCTAGTTCCAGTTGTTTCAAACGCTTTAAAGCCTCCACCCCAACCACTCGGAGTAACGCCCAAGCCGAGGTTGCCGCTGGAGTCGAGGCGCATCTGTTCTGCGTAACTGGAGCCGCCTGTTCTTTGGCCAAAAACAAAAGCGCCACCAACTCCGGTAGTATTTATGAACCCTAAATATCCCTGAGAGTATGAACCGGATAGTGCAGCAAATCTCAGTGACGCAAAACCACCAGAACCAACATTGAGGATTTGTGTGTTTGTCCCACCCGCTGGCTCAACCAGCGAAGCCGACGATGCTGCATAAGCCGTGGTATCTGACTGCTGAACTACAAGTTTATGAGCAGGCGAACTCGTCCCAATACCGAGGTTGCCGGAGGAGTCGAGGGTGGCTCTAAGCAATCCTGAAGTTTGGAAGTTAAGCGCTCCTGCTTCTTCGTTTGAAATGGTAGCGTTTGCACCGTTCAGGTAAATCAGCAGACCATCTGCGGCAGTTGAGCCTGAAGTGGAGTTTGCAAGCTGAAGAACCGGCAGTGAAGCCTTGTAAAGCGTTGCAAGGTAGTTTGGCGAACTCGTCCCAATACCCAGACCTGTGCTGGTCAGGCGCATTTGTTCGGTAGGTGCGCCTGCGTTTGACAATTTCCAATAAAAAGAACCATATTGGTTACCAACACCCGTTGTAGTGTCTAAACCAAATGCGCCTTTTTGAGTCAACCCAGTAAAAGTATCAGCCGCCCAAAATTGTTGTTCAACAATGTTTGCCAAAACTGCTGCTGATGTATTTTTTAAGATTAGCGCTGCCGTTCCTGTGCCATAAGCCGCATTTCCAACAAGCGTTGTCCCATCAAACGTCAGCGCAGACCCAGAGGTCAGGACTTTGGAAGCATTGAGGAAGGTGACGCCGTTGGCTGTGCCGCCTGAGAGGACAGGGTTGGCTGTAAAAGACACCACACCAGTGGAATCTGCAATCTGCATCCCGGCTGTACCGTCTTTGGCCTTGATGTTGGTCACCTCAAGGTTTGTTAGGTCGAGTGAGCCGGTCAGAACAATGTCGCCGCCAACGGTGGCATTACCCGCCAAGAACAGGTTTCGGGGCCGTGTAGCGCTCGATGCGCCGATGTCGTAGGTGTTGTCGGTAAAGATCAGGTTTGAAGTGACTGTGCCGTTTACGGTAATGTTGTCAGCCGCTGCGTCACCCAGAGCAACTGCGCCCGAGAAGTTTGCTGCCGCCGCAGCAAGAGTGCCCGTAAGGGTTGGTGATGCAGACAACACCATGCTGCCAGTGCCGGTCACTGAGTTACTCAGGGTCACGCCGCCGTAGGTCAAAGCACCGGAAGTTGTGATTGCTCCAACACCCAATGTGCCTACACCCGCCATGTTCCCAGTGGTGTCTGCAATGGTCACTACGCTGTTTTGAATTAGCTTTCCGGTCGTGCCGTCAAACCGGGCGACTGCGTTGTCTGTTGAGGTGGCTGGACCAACCACGTCGCCAGCAGCGCCAGCGGCCGAAGCCAGCAGCTTCACAGTGCCAGCGGAGTTCTTGAAATACAGCTTCTCGTCCAACGTGTTGATGGCAAGTTCACCAGCAGCAAGGTTGCCAGCAGTCGGGGCTGCAGATGCAGTCGTCGAATGATAAAGTTGGATCGGTGTGAAGTTCGTTGCAGCCATTTTGTTTCCTCAGAAAGTTCCACCAGAGATACCAGACCAAACAGGTCCGGTTGCGCCCGCTGTCAGCACTTGACCCTGTGTGCCAAGCGATAGTTTAGACAATGTTGTTGCACCGCTTGCGTAAAGCGTGTCGCCAATTGTGTACGAGGCGATGTTCGTGCCGCCTTGCGCAACAGCCAGAGTGCCAGACGTAACTTGAGATGCCGCAATTGCGATGTTTGTGTTTGTGACACTCGTGAGCTGGCCTTGCGCATTTACAGCAAAGACAGGCACAGCAGAGGCTGAACCGTAGGTGTTTGCGGTGACCGCTGTGTTGGTGATTGAGAACTGCGTCCCGGTCAGCGTCAAACCAGTGCCAGCGGTGTAAGTGCCTGCGCCAGAGAACTGTGACCATATCACGGGGCTTGTCCCAACAACTGTCACCGGATCAGTCTGCACCCAGCCTGTGTTGGCGTACAAAGTTCCGTTAGAGACAAATGTGAAGTCACCACTCGCCATCTCGGCGGCAGTGTCAAAGTCGGTTGCACGAGTTAAAACCGTACCGCCAGTAGCCCATGTGTAGATGCCATTGTTGGCCTGTGCGGCTTCGTTCTTAACCAAAACACGGTCACCGTTGAGCAGCGTGTATCCGTCCAAAACAGTCAAGGCCACCGACAAAGTCAAGGTAGCGCCAACACCCGCAGTGCCGTTGTTGTAGGTCACCGTGCCGCCGGTGATGGAAGCAAGTGTTCCGGTGGTAGCCGCCGCGCAAGACGCATGAATATGCAACCCCTCCGCTACCGCATCCACGTACTGCTTAGTTGCCAATTGCAACGCAGACGTTGGGTCTTGCGTGACCTCAACCGAGGTCAGGCCACCCAAGGTCAGGCTCGTAGCTCCCAGCGCAATGTTGGTCGTTCCAACGGTCACAGACGAGTTTGTCAGGCTTGCGTTGGCGATGTTGGTCAGCGTGTTGCTTGCGCCGCTGATCGTCTTGTTGGTGAGCGTCTCCGTGCCAGCTCTGGTTGCCAACGTGCCCGTAGTTGGGAGCGTGACGTTTGTGGCCCCTGTGGTCGTCAAAGTCAGGTTATTGGCCCCGGCAGTGGTCAAATTGCCGGCCAAAGTGACCGTGAACGAGCCGTTGTTGATGCCTGTGCCGCCGTTGGCAGAATTCAATATCCCGCCCAAAATAATCGCGCCACTTGTGGCTGAAATAGGCGTGAAGCCTGTTGCGCCACCGGCAAACGTGGTCACCCCGCCCGCCAAAGAAAACTGCCTCCAAGAACCGTCGGCGTAACCGTCAAATGATTGTGTGTCGCTGTTGAAGCGAAATTGCCCTTGAGATCCGACCGGTTGCTGTGCGTTATTTCCAATCGGAAGAATCATCGCTCCAGTTCCGGGGAGCACCACGTTGTCAACAATAGCAAGCGTGGGGTTTCCGCTGCCGTTACCGTCGGTCACAGAGATCTGGTTCGCGGTTCCAGTAATCTGTCGGCCAGCGATGGTGGTACCCCCCACGACAGCAAGCATGCCGGTGCCGCTTATGTTGGCAATTGCCGCTGCAAGGCCAGTTAACTGAAATGTGGGGTTACCGCTCACTCCGTTGCCGTTTGTGACGTCAATCCCGTTGCCAGACGTGACCAAAGTGCGGGAGACAACCGTGGTCGAGCTGTTCTTGACCACAACGCCTGTACCGGCCGCCTCAAGGCTACCAGAAGCCCCGTTAAGCGTGATTCGCAAGAAACTCTGTGCTCCGCCATCAGTCAGGCCCAAACCCGTGCTGGTGGACAGATAACGGCTGTTGTTGAGGGTCGGCTCTTGATTTAGCGTCAGGAACGTCTGGGTTTGAACAGGAGACCCAGCCAAAGCAGCAGTCGTTGTCTTGTACGTCCCGCCGTTTTGAACGATGGGGACAAGCTCCGTGCCGGTGATGGCGCCTGCGTCTGGAAGTTGCGTGATGGTTTGATTTGCCATTATGGTGTCACCGATATTCCGTCAAGGTTGCCATCATTCTCGACGATGTTGGTATTCCCCTCAGTCGAGATGATGTAGTTGCCCTGATTGTCCGTCACAAGGTTGTTCGGGTCTACAGCTACAGACACATCCGGCCGAGGAAATCTCAGGTTGATTCGCTCAGTCTTGCGTGCTGGCAGGCGGTACGGGTCTTTTTGATCCGCACAGCCCTGCTGGCAGACGCGAAGCCCCGGAAAGTTCGGATCTGGCATCTGCTCGTCCATCGCACGCTTCATCCTGCAGCGGTCGCACACAAATATTGCCAGCGAGGCGTTACCGATGGTGTCAAGGAACATGCCCATTAAACAGTCCTCCCTTGCGCCTCAAGCGTTGCACGCCGTGACGCAACTCGCTTGGAAATTTGCTCGGGAGTTTGCTTGCGGCCCTTATGTGCAGCCGACAGTTTTGCGCGAGTCTCATCAGAAGCAGGAACACCCTTGTTGTGAGGGGTCAATCCGAACAACCAAGGAGTTTTTCGCTCTTGCCCTTTCATTGGGCTGACGTAGCCAACCGGGCGCACTCTGCCAAGCGCAAGAGAAGCCAACTGCTCTGGCGTTGCTTTTCTTCCAGTCAATGCCGCACGCATTTTTTCAACGGCTTTGGGGGATTTTTTCCTGCCAATTGCCGCAGCAGACATCTTTGCCTTGGTTTCCTCAGACTTTGGCTTGCGCATGTACGGCTTGGGGATGCCCTTTTTGTTGGGGATCAACTCGTCTTTCAAGCCGTTGATGATGCGGTTGTACGCCCACCCGTCTGCCGGATTTTTGTAAATCTTGAACCGCACAAGATGTGCAATCGCATGATCTATTGGGTGCAGCAGCACTAGGTTGTCGGGCGCATCTGTGCCCCCCTTATAGCGGGGAGTGATGTGGTGATTGTGGAAGCCTTGGAGCAAGTTCATTCCTCTATTATGCACCACACATCAGCGTGTATACACCGAAATATTCGGACTGAAAAAAATTGGCGAACGATCTCTTTCTTCAGCCTCAGCCAAAGCCAGATACTTCTCGCCCTGCGCCTCAAGGTACTGGATACGGTCCATCGGGATCTGTGGCAGCTCCATAGCCATTTGATGGGCCAGCATGTTGATCACAGCCAGATACCAGCGCTGCGGGATCTGCAGCTCGTTGGTCAAATCACCGACGTTCATGACCTGTTTGCTGTACCAGATCGTCATTTGGACGAATGGGTCGCTTGGAGTGGGCCAGAGGTAGATCTCGGGGTTCGGAACCGTGCGATTGAACCAATACTGGTACGGCTGGTTGGCCGTGAAGTTTTTATTGGGCAAATTTGTGTAGTCGTCACGGTTCAGGCGAGACATTGTGATCTCGCGGCTGTTGTTTCCAACGTAAAACTCGCGCAAAGCAAGGGTCGAGCCGCCAGAGATGCGAACTCGGTAGAACTGAACGCTCTGCCCGGGGTCAATGTCGGTCCAGATCCACTGTTTGTCAGACACAACCACTGTCCCAAGGCTTTGCAGGGTGTTCCAAGTGACGTTGTCGGTTGAGTATTCGAGGGTCAGGGTCCAAGTTGCACTGCCACCACCAGCAACGTAAGGCATAAGGCCAATCGAGCCAGCATATATCGGGTTGTCAGTGCCAAAATTGATCGAAATATTGCCATTTGGGGTGGTCTGCTGGCAGAAGGTGTTGATGTCGTTGTCGCCAACCAAGGCAACAGTGCCGCCAGCGCTTGATGTGTAGCTTCCGGTTGGCCTTGTCATGGTGCGATACAGGGCGTTCAGGACGTCATTGGAGCCGTCTGGCAGGGTGTATATGTACTTCTCAGGGGTAAGGCCCACAACCTGCTTCTCAATGGCCCAATACTGGATGCCGATGTTGATCAGGTTGCTCATGACGAAGCCCAAAGACTCTCGGGCGCTCAAAAGTTGCTCAGAAGTCAACTCCTCGGCCAACTTCCCGCAGCGGCGTGCTCCGTGATCTATGAGTGTTTGAATTTGGTAAACCTGACCGTAGGTATCCGAGTAAGCCATATCAGCACTTCCATCTGTCTAAGGCTGCTGCCTTGCGGGTTGGTTTACCCTTCTCATCCTTCAGGGGTCCGGGCATCCCGGACATACGCGCACAAAAAGAATCCTTGCGTGCGCCGCCTTGAGGTTGAGGGGCCTTCAGGTTGCTGCCTGTCTCTCGATTGTACTTAGCCCTGCCCTTGGCCGTAAGGCCTGCGCCCTTAGAAATTGGCAACTTTTCACCACGGCCGACAGCAAGAGACGGGCCACCGCTCTTGAGCTTCTTGTCCGAGAACATCTTCTCAACCATGTTCAGCCGCTGAGGCTTGGTCGTCACCTCGTTGATGATTTTGACCCGCTCAGGCTTGCTTTTGGACGGCTCGTAGAAACCGGCCTTTTTTAGCGACTTGGCAACTGTTGCGTTGTTTTTTGGCATGGTCAGAACCTGTATTTGGCTGTTTTCTTGGCGATCTTGGCAGGTTGAGCTACGAATTGTTTTCCGGCGGCTTTTCCTGCGCGTTTGGCTTTGGTCGTCGCAGCGTACTCAGCAGAGCTGAGACTTTTGATCGCAGCTTTTGGAAGGTATCGCTCACCAGTTTCAGAAGATTTTTTACCACTTTTGGTCGTCCAATCTTGTTTGCCCCAATCGCTCAGGGATTTCTGCGGGGCCTTCATGTCAGTCCCTGTAGCCGCCGCCAGCGGCCTTGTACTTCTTCGCCACGAGCTGTGCTTTTCTGGCTGACCACTCGCCTGCTCCAGTGCCCTGCGTTGCAGCGGCCTTGACTTGGCTTACGATCCGCTTGCGCAGTTCGGGCTTGGTGTAGTTCCCAGCAGCGTTCACTTTCCCGCCATCAGCCATCTTTTTGTCAGCACGAACAAATTCTTTCCCTACTTTTGTAGGGATGCCAACTTTTTTGGCGAAGGAAGGGTTGTGCGCAACCGCTTCCATCAATTTGTGCTGGGCTGGTGATTTGCTTGGCATGATCAACCGTAAGATTTAACCATCTCAAGGACGATGGTGTAGAAGTCACCATTACTAGCATCAGCAGTGCTGAACAATACATCACCAGTTACGCCAGCGCCTGCGTTGTTAGTCAAACCGCCGAACTTTTCAAAATCCATTGTGTATTCAGAATTTTGTGGCACACACCAGCAAAATACATCTGTGGTTGCATCCCAATAAATCTGTACTTCAAAACCATGCGTTGCGGAATAAATCTTTGTAATAGTTACGCCAGTGCAGGGTAGGCCAGATGCACTTGATGTCAAAGCAGAAACATCTACCTTCAAAACTTTGCTTTCACCAGTACCGTCAGAAAGGTTGGTGAATTTCATGATTGCCATCCGCTCACCATCTAAAAGCGTTTGACTTGCGACTGCATCAGCCATAAATTTCTCCAATTAAAAAGCGGGGGCCGAAGCCCCCACTTAGGTTCAGCAAGTCACAGACCCGCCACGCTTTCTGGCAGGAGCAACCGTTACAGACTTTTCAGTCTTGGTCACCGAGCCAGCCTTGGGCTTGTCGTCCATGCCAACCAGTTTCTTGGCACCACGGAACAACTTACCCGGGATGTCTCGAATGGTCTTAGCCATGTCCATATCTTCCTTTGAAGGACCGATGCTGTCCATGTAGGCCTTGTCCAACTCAGCCTGCGATGCACCGCCTTCTCGCATTTTCACCCCGCCACCTTTTTTGAAGGTGCCTGATTGGCGATCATTGGAGACGGGCATTGACGCTTGCTTCTTCGGCATTGCCACGGCATGGCCGCTGTCGTTAACAGCTCCCCCCGTGGCGTAGTGCTTTTTTGTCGCACCGCCTTTTTTAAAGCCGCCAGCGTTGCCCAACTTCACCTCACCCGTAGGCGCGGAGTTGTGGTTCACCTTGGCTGTGTGCATCATCGTCTTGCCCTTTTCGGACTTGATGATGCCACCGTCTTTGTAGCCGCCTTGGCCGTTCACTACGCCACCAGTTTTGTAGTTACCGGGCTTTGGAGACTTCATGACGCCACCAGTTGCGCAAGCAACGCCACCGGCCTTGAGGCCTGCGTGGCCCTTACTGGCAGGCTTGGCGGCGTGAGCCTCCAAGGCGTCCATTGCACCGCCTTTAGCCATCATGGGACGAGCCATTGCTGGCTTGCCCATCATGGCCTTGCGGCGGTCCATCATGGATGGCTTGCCGGGACGAGCCGCAGGAGCCATGCCACCACGAGCGCCGGGAACCGAAGCCAAAGCACCCATGACGCCGCCGTTCATCATCTTCTTGGGAGAAGCGACGGAGCCACCTTTTTTCAGCTTGAGTTCAACTGAAGGCTCAGTGGTCTCCATCTTCACCATTGGTTTGAATTGACCCATGATTAACGCTCCTTCGCAACAAAGACGTAATCCACAGTCATTGTCTTTGCAACGGCCTCACCATTTTGAAGAGCAATTGACACAGTCATATCTTCGTCGTCAGGCAAGTTGGTGGTCACAGAAGTGCCCTTCACAACGCCATCTACGAAGTATTGAATGCTTGATGCGCCATCATAGTAAAAACCAAGACTAATAAATGTGTCGTTAGCCATAGTAGCCACGCTAGAGGTCGTAGTTGCTGTGCCGTTCTTCTCAACCAACAGGCTTACCGAAGTAGAGCCGTCTGCCTTGATGAAAAACACACCATCCGATACGTCAAGCGGGGTTGCATCGGTAATTTGAAGACCAATAACTACATCAGATTCAGTTGCGTCGCTCACCTTGAGGCGGGCCTCAAAGAAAAGCTCTTTGCCTGAAGCAAAGCGATATGACTCGCCTACTTTTTGCAAAGCAACGAGATCATTATCTGCGGCAGTGTTGGTGATCAAAAGTAAACCACCATCGCCGTCAGTCAAAGCCTGAGTAGCACCAGCCTGAGTCTCAGTTACAGTCCAATTTGCGGCCACATAGTAGTCGAAATCTTCATAGTAAGTGTGAAACTTTGTTGGTGCTGGCATTGCCAGATCAGCAAATGGTGAATTTTCCCCGACGTTTGTCACGCCATTTGGGAAACGGGTTACCAGTAAATTTGCCATTGTCTTGCTCCTTATTAGCGCAGGGGCCGAAGCCCCCGCTTAGATTTAGACGCCGGGTGTGCCGTACATCGCACGAGGATCAGTGAAACCTACGTCATAACGCTCAGTGGCTTTATAACGCATTGAATCAGTCTCAAAGTCTCCCTCCATCGTTTTCTCCAGCTTGCGACGCATCATCAACTTCATGCCTTCTGGAGCATCGGTTTGCACCCAGAACGCCGACGGGTTGGTCAAACGCGAGATAACAGCAGCACCTTCGTCCAACAAGCCAATCGACTTGACGGGGTTGATGTCGTTGTTTGCGTTGCCAGCACGCAGAACGCTCTTGAGCAGCACTTCGGCTTGGAAGACGTTACCGGGGGCGACCACCAATTGGCGGGGCACCAAACGGATACGCTTGCCGTTGTTGTCCACAGCCTGACGGATCTGGATCAACATCTGCTCCAGAGAAGTCTGGGACAGGTTTGCGGCGGTTGCCAGCAAGTTGCTGAAGGTACCGTTCACGATGGGGTGCGAAGCGCTGTTCAAAGCGACGCCGTCACCACCAGCGTACTGACCACCAGTAAAGGCGTTGTTCAGGACGTTGGCAGACAGAGTCTCTTTGGTCTCGATCAGGGACTGAGCGAGGTGACGGGCGTACACCTGACCAATACGGATGTGGTCGCCGTCTTCAACCAAAACTTTGGTCAAAGCGAAGGCCAAGCCATACACGTCATAGACGTAACGCTTCAGGAACAACACACCACCTTGTTGGTACGTCACAGGAGTGCCATCGGCCATCTGTGGAGCAGCACCAAAACCGTACAGGACGGGTTCTTCATGGTAGTTGCGTGGGATGCCTTCTTGCTCACGGAAAACCCGTGACCATTCGTCGGCTCGTTGATCGTAGACACCGTCGAAACACTCATTCATGATGGGTTCGACGATGCTACGAAAGTCGGTACTGCGCATTGGAGCGGCCATGGTTCACTCCCTCCTTAAATTGCTGTTCCGGCAGCACCAGCGAATTGGAATTCGGCGATGGTTGCACGGACAATAGTGAAAGAATCACCCCAGTCGTTACCGGGGTACGGAGCGAGGTTCACGATACGCATCTGAGCGCTGTTGCCTGCGCCAACCAAGGTGGTTGACAGAGTGCATTGCGACAGACCAGTGGTTGTGGAACCAGCGGTAGTGTTGGTCAAATCGGCTTCGTCGCCAATAGACGTTTGAGCCAAAGAGCCGTCAGCCTGAATTTCGTACACGATGTTTGGATCGGCGTAGAAGTAGGCAGTGCATGAACCAGTCTGGTAAGCCGTGGAGGCAGGCCAGTTGTTGGACACGCGATGACGACCAGTGGTGTCAGTAAACTCGACACCGGCAAATGCGCCAACGAAGGCGTCTCCAGCGGCAGCGGGTTGAATGACGCCGCCAGTCACATACTTGACTGGTTGGCCTTTGAGGATGGCTGACCCGAAGGTCGAGGTGATACCGTCAGCCAGCGCCGTTGCGCGATCCAGACCGGAGGGGTGGAACGCAGGGCGCAGGCCAAACGGAGCGTTTGTTGCAGACATAGTCTAGCTCCTTAAAAAGTTAGCCCTCGAAAACGGGGGCACGGTTTGGTTGCTGTTGATCGAATCTGTCCATACCCGCTTCCATCTGCACCAACTTGCGACCAGAGCTGTCTTTTGCACCAGCATCCGCTTGGGAGAAGATACGCTCAACTTCCTCGCGGGGGGCTTCATAGTGCATCTGCGCCATAACGTCTTGGTAGACATCCATGGGCAGTTTGAATAACAGCATCTCGTTGCACGAAATGTGCCCAACATGCTCACCAGCCTTGACTCGAAAACTGTCGAATCCGGGTATCTCATCCGCCGTCACGGGTACATATCCGAGTCGCATTCTCTTGTCGATGGTGTCGTAAGCGTTGGTTGTAGAAAGCCAGCACAAGTGCCATCCCGGGATTTCGGGTGTCTTGGGCAGAGCCGATTGCGTCCACTCGTCGCTCCACGCCTTGCGGCGTTCCTGCGCACTCATGAACTTTTCCTCAGGAGGTCGGCGGCTTGCGTCCTCGCTTGCGCGATCATTGCGGCCACCGGCCTGAAGAGATTTTTTTAACCTTGAATCCATTTTTAACTCCTGTAACCTTGAGATGTACGAGCTTCGGCTGCGTAACGCTTGATCATTTTGTTGCGTTTTTCTGAGTCGTCCCAGAAACCCGCATCCTTCATCGCCCGAACTTGTTCGGGAGACAAAGTGAAGGTGTTCTTACCACCTGCCCTTGAGGCTGATTCGCGTCCAGATCCAGTCACAATACCCCTTGGTTTACTCCGTTGATTTGGATTCTCATCGGTTTTTCCATTGTATCTGTGAGATACGTACTTTTGCAAGCGATTGTCAAGTTCTTCCCAATAGTCTGTTGAATTGGGATCCCAACCCTCAGAAGTAAGCTGCTCGTCAACCTGCTTGGCAATCTTGCTGTCCAAGTCCTTGCCGTCAGGGTTGAACCAAGAGTTGCGCTCCATCCAGTTGGCGGCATTACGCTGCAAACGGGGGTCTGGGATGCTGGACTCCTGCCGTGGCTGGGTAGCGCTCTTCTTCAGGTTGCGCAGGGATTCCGCCTGTTGGCGGGCCTCCATCCACATCTCCTGAGCTTTTGCCATGGCGTTGCCGTCACGAGACTCGGCGGCCTCCGATAGCTTCATCTTGGCGTAGTTGATGCGCAGCTCAGAGTCTTCAATTGCCTTGTCGATCCGGGCCAAGTCAGCAGAGTGGGTTTTGCGCTCCACCACCGACAGTCTTTGGATCAGATCTTGATTTTGGCGTTCAAGCATTTGCAGCTTGATCTCTTTTTCGGCATTGGTCTGGCGGACCAACTGCTTTTTGGTGCGGCGGCGGTCACGCTTGACGGCACGAAGGGCATCGTTGTCGTCAGGGTGGTCGTCATCGCTGTCGACATCACCGCCATCGGCCATCTTTGGCTCATCGCGGTCGTCGTCGTCGTTGTCATCCGCCTGCGGGTTTGGGATGTTGTCAGGAAGGTCAACAGAGGCCGAGCCGTCCACCGCTTCCTTGACTTCAATTTTTTCGTCTTGTGCTTGTTCAGCCATGATTCACCTCAGATAAAAGAACGCATCTCAAGGGGACTGCATGTCACCTTCGCGATGGCTTCGTGGTCATTCAAGATCATGAAAAGGGCGGGGTCTTCGAGGTGGTCCTCTCCCGGCACTTTCACTTCCCAGCGATCTCCGCCCCACTTAGGGACACGGATGTAGTCGCCAGCAACAACCCAACTGCCCTCGGGCCAGTCTTGCATGGTGTCGCGGCTCTTGAATGCAATTGGCCCAACTTCGATGACCTTCGCCACCATGTTGTTCCACTTCTCTGCATCTTTGGTCTCTTCAACCAAGATGATTCCAGACCCAGTCATTTTCTTTTTGGTGCGGCGTAGTTGCACAAGGATTCGCCCACCGAGAGGTTTTGCGCCGGGATCTACGCTCGGGAAAGCCCAAGCAATGTCAGCGTCGTTAAACGCTACCGGTTCATTCATCATTGTCATTGTCTTCCTTTAGAAGATTGTTCAAGATTTGCAGAGACTCATTGAGTCCTGCGTAATGACCAGTCATACGGTGATAGGTCTCCCATGACGCAGCATTTCCAGCCGCTAGGGACAGGCTTATTTCAGCCTTTCGAGACTCTATTGCGCCGATGAGGTCGGAGATGGTTTTCATTTTTTCTTCTGGCTCAGTGCGCCTCCTTTGGGTTGTGTCGGCTTGGCGTTGCCGCCTTGCGACTTCAGGGATGTGCCGTCGAGCTTCTCGCCAGCGGCGATACGCTTGTGCATTGGCACGGCTTCATTGTGGTAAGGGTTAGTAGCCATTTGGATCTCCAAGTTTGCGTTGTACCTCTTGCTGGAGGCGGATTGCAGTTTCAAACTGCTCGGTTTGCAACTCCTGATCTTTCTGGGTCAGGCGTGCAGTCTCTATGCGCTCTTTCGTGAGGTTGTCCACGGAGTTGAGCGCGATGTCCAGTTGCTCTTTGCGCTCGGCTTCGGCAGCGTCTTGCTGCATCTGCTGCGACTTGAGCTGCAAATCTCCGGCGTCCTTCTTGGCCCGACGCTCGGTCTCGGCCATGGAGGTCTCGCGCAGCACCATGGCTTCGGGCGGAAGTTGCGGCTTGGGCGACAGTTGCTGCATAGACTGCATGAGCTGCTGCACCAGCGGGATAATCTGGCTGAAGGCCTTCTCGCTGTCCAGCTTGACGTGCTGTGATGCAAGGGCAAACACCTTGTCGATCTCGGCCGTCAATTGCTTGTTCTCGTATTCCTCTTCGGTCAATTGCTTGTTGCCGCGAGTCTTGGACACGTAACCGTTCATGCGGTTCAAGTACCACATCACCATGTGCTGCTTGATGTGCTCCAGTGAGCGCGGCAAGGAGAACGAGGCCATGATAGGGTTGGAGCCGTAGATGGGGTTCAGCGCAAAGTCCAAGTGGCTCTGGATGTGAGCCAAGTGGTCTTGGTGGATGTACGCAAAGGCGTTCTGGCCCAGCGCCATGGCGACGTTCTCGTCCGCTGATGTCCTCTCCTCAGGGGCTGGGGTGTCCTTGAGCAACTCGTTGATGCCCGGGATCTTCAACTGCTTCAGGAGGCGCTGCTCTACGGCTTGACGGTTGTACAGGTCAGGGGCCTTGTCGGAACGGGCCAGCACAGCCTGCATCTGAGCCATACGCTGGGTCTCAGAGAAGATGTGGGGGTCAGACACGGGAACAACGTCCGTGTTGCGCTTAAAGTCATCCTGAGTTATCTCCAAGTCCTCAACAATCTCGCCCTTGCGCTGGTCGTCCAAGTACCAACGGTTCAGTCGGCCGAGGATCTTGAGCACTCGGGCCTGCGAGTCGTGCAGACGGGCGTGGATGGCCGAGAACACGGCAGCGCCTTGCTCAATCAGCGCCTGAGTCGTGCCCACCGGGGTGTTGGAGTTGACGTCAGCAATCTTCTCCTCGGCGGTGGTGACCACGCCCCGGGCGGCTTTGTCGAGGTAGCCCACCAACTGGAACAGCACCGGTGAGGGTGGGTTGAACGGCATGGGCATGGCGATCTTGCGGATGTCGTCCACGCCGGGAGCGCCTTCAACCTCCACGATCTGCGTGACGTCCACCTGCTGGCTCTGGCCGCTGATCTTGGCCCCCTTGAGCTTGAGCATGGTCGCGGCGTTGTTGATGTGTGCGCTGTCCAGCAAAGCGCGGATGCCGCCAGTCAGAGCTGCAGACAAGCCGCCAATCAGGTGGGGCAGGCCAATCGCATACGCACCACGCCATGGGATGAACTTGAACTCCACGACCCAGTCCAGCTTGGTCATGGTCTTGTCGCCGTCTTCCCAGTTGCGGTACAAGCCGATGACCTCGTGCTCCAAGTCGTCAATCATCATGATGTACGGGGCCATCTCGCCATCAGACTCACCGTCCTCGTCCAGCTCCAAGTGGCAGTAGACGTGGTAGACCGTGCGCTCACCGTCTTCGTTGTCCTGATACTTGCGGCCTTCAATCTTGTCGTTGGCCTTCTCCGCTGCAGTCTGATCAGGCTGCATGGTTGCTCGGATCACTTCGATGTCGCGGTACAGGCCAGTACGGATGCGGCGCTTGAATTCCCACTCGGTGATGACGTGGACCTCGGTCGCACGCTGGGCGGTGTAGAAGTTGGTGGCCGAGAACGGCACGATCACCCGGTCGATGGGCAGGAACTCAGCGCAGGGGCGCTTCTTCTGCTCGTCGTACCAGAGCTTCATGTACTGGGAGCCGCCAAGGGGGAGCTGAGTCAGGAGCTGCTCTTGCTCGTCGCGGAACTCCTCAATCTGCTCGGTAAGCTGCCAGTTCATGTAGTCGCGCTTGCGCTCTGCACGGGCTGTCTTCTCCTCGTCCACTTGGCCCAAGATCTTGGTCTTGACCGGGCCGTCAGGTGGGAACATCTCTTTGATGGCGCGGGAGGCAAAGTCAACGCAGGCCTCGGCCATGACGGGGTGAACCACCTTTGAGGCACCAGAGAAGGTTGCGCCACCGGGGGCATCCTTGCCCAGACCGGTGCGCTTCAAGCCCTCCTCGTACTGCTTGTCGCGCTCCTCGCGGGCCTGCTTGTCTTTCTCAATCAGGTCAATGTAACGCATGGCGATGCTGCTCAACTCACCCGGGTCGATGACTTCGGCAAGGTTCTGGTAGAACTCGCCGTCTTCCATCGGGCCTTCAGTGTCCATCTTGACCACCACAGAGCCGTCAGGCAGCTCCTCAAGCTCAGAGTCGTCGTCAGGTAGCTCGTACTCTTCCTGCTCCTCCTGAGACTCTGGTGGCTCGTCGGCCATGCCCTGTACGAAACGTCCGTACTCGGGGTCGATTGGGAACTCTGTAACCATGAATCAATTCCTCTGCATCAGTTCCAGAAGCATAGCATCTGGGTTTTCGGTGAAATGTACCGGATTTTGAACCTGTTGTTCATTATTCGTGTCAAATACTTCGGAGCCTATTGTCGCCGCTCCTGCGCCTGCTGCTGCTTCAGCCCCGGGCATGGCAACCTTGCCGTACAGGGGCTGGCCCTTGGTCTTGATCTCTTCCCGCATTTGGGGGGTGATGTCGAAGGAATGGACTCGTTGAACCTCGCCCGGAACGGATGTTGGTAAGTTGTAATTGTTGGGCGGAAAATTCAAATCAGTCCCGATTTTGAGATCCATCTCACCCATCTGCGCCCCGTACTTCTTGCCGTAGTTGTTCAAGTAGTCTGGCAGGATCTTGTCGTAGAAGCCCTTCATGCCCTCGCCACCAACGGTGATGTCCTCGCCCTTGATCGATCGGATGAAGTTCATGTCTGGCGCTGCGTTAGACAACTTCTCGGCCATTTCCTTGCCGATGTACCGCTCAAGCTCATCAGGGCTGGAGATGGGCTGCTCAATCACCCTGCGGCCATCCTTAAAACCGACAAGGGTGTCGCCATACATGGCAACCTCATCAACCGCTTGACGGGTTGCATCCTCATAGCGCTTTACCTGCTGCACGCCCGGGGTGATGGCAACACTGTCGTAGCCGTTCTCTGCTGCGTAATCTAGCACGCGCTTCATTGCCAATTCGTGCCAGTTCTTTTTGAATGGGGCGTCGGGGACAAGACTGCCAATTTGATTGTTGTGATCAATAAACGCACGCTCTGCCCTGCGTGCCTCACGTAGCATTGGCTCAATTTCAGCCTGACGAGCAGGATTTGCGTTGTTCCTGTTGAACTCATTGCCTAGTACCGTGGCCCGTCTTCTTGCCTGAACGTATGCAGGATCGTCCCAATCAATCTTTTTTTGGTCTCCGAGATAACCTTTCTTGCGCCCCTCTTGATGCCAGTCTGACTGGATCTCGTCAACCAGCAAGACCTTCTTGGGCTTACCTTGCGCCTCAGTTACTTTGAGCATTGTTTGCAGGCTCTCAGGATACTGAACCAAGGCGGCCTGAGCCTGTTCCATGGTGGGGAAGACCTCAGACTTGTTGCCAGAACGGGTATTGACCACCGCATAGCCTTTTGATGGCACTTGATAGTCCTGCACACGGATGTGGGCCAGCACGTTAGGGTCGGTCTTGTAGTGGCTTGAGACGTAGGGCGCACCGGCTGCGGCCTGTTGCTCCTTGAGTTGGGCCAACTCATCCACCTTGGCGCGGAAGTCTGGCACGGACATGGGGTCTTTGTACGCGCCCTCGCTCCTGCGAATGTCGGCCTCCAGCTCCATGATGCGCTTGTTATCAAACGCTGGCAGCTTCAGCAAGATCTCGCGGTAATTCTCACCGCCCGGGGTCTTGTACTTGTCGTACTGGGTCAGCGGCAGATCCCCATACATCTTGTTGAGCGCCTTCTGCTCTTCCTTGCGCAAGTCAAACCAGTCAACGCCGTAGATCTCTTGGGCTTTGTTCTCAAGCCATTCGTCGTAGTCAGGGACTTCGCTGCTCAGCACCTTCTCTTGCACCCGTGGTGGTGGGTTGCTCTCAAAGATCTTCTGGACCTCGGCCTTGGTCATCTTGGGCTTGTCCTTGAGCGCCTTCTCAATGCCACGCTCACGCAGCTCGGTGGGCTTTGCACCCTTCTTGACCAGCTCACCCAAGAACTCATTGCCAGCCCCTTTGCCGCGCTGCAACTCGTCCAGCACTACATCGGCCTTGGAAAAGAACGGAGCGGCCTTCTTGGCCCCTTTTGCCGCCTTGGCAAGCAGATCGAACGCACCCATTACAGTTTCCTTTCTTCGAGGATCAGATCGTCAGCAGTGATCTCGCCACCTTCAAATTTGCGGACAGCGCCACCAGCCTTCTTGCCGGTCAACCGCTTCATGCGCTCCTCGTACATCTTGATCTCGTCGATCATCTGCTGGTCAATGGTCTGGCGTGGGCCAACCATCTTGAGGGAGCCGAACTCTTGACGGGCCTGCTTTGGGTTCGCCCGGATGGACTGCAAGGTGTCCGGGAACGACAGCTCGTAGGGCATAGGGTACTTAGACTGGCCCATGAATTCGCCGGGGATGTCGTAGTCGTAGGTGGGGTGGGTCGACAGCGGCAGCTCCTTGGAGGCGATGTCAGGACGCATCTTGCCCATGGAGTAGCCGGTCACGCCAGTCTCCAAGTCACGCAGGGATGGCTCGGTGATGGCAAACCGGATGTCCGTGCCGCTTGGCAGGTTGAGCGTCTCGGTGACCGTTGGCATCTGCATCAGGGCGTTGAAGTGCTTGCGTAGCTCTGGGTCCATAGCCATTTGCAGGTAGGCGCTGTCCTTGTCCTCGATCCCGGGAAAGGACTCACGGGGGCCGGACTTTTTGCTGCCCTTGCGGATCAACTCGTTGAACTGGTCAACTTGCGCCTTGGTCATCCTGCTCAGGTCAATGGCCTGAAGGTTGGCATCAGCAAAGTGCTGGGCGTAATTGATCGAGTCAGGACCCATCATGATGTAGTTGCCCTTG